CGAACTTCTGAAAGGAGTATCCAAATGACAGAAATCATGCTCAACCTCACGCTGCGAGAAGCTATCGCCTTGAGCACAGTCGTCGAGGAAGGCGCACTAGCTATGAACGACGCGCCAGAAGCCCTGTTCTTCCCGCAAGACACCCTTCTCCACAGCAGCCCAGTCAAGGACACGAGCGTGGCCGCACAGGTCGCCGCCGCAACGAGGGCGATAAAGAAGCTGGACCGGGCCATTTTCTGCAACAATCCAATCGAGTATTCTCTCGACAAACTCACTAAAGAGGAAGCTAAGGAGGGAAAATGACCCACGAAACAAAAATCAAGATGAGGCGACCCATGCGGGCGCCGAAGCTGGCCCAGGCCGAGGACATGGTTTACGTGGCTCCCCTGGCCGATCCATTGCCCCCGGCGAGCTGCCCGGAGGATATCCTGGACGTGGCGCCGGGGGCCGCAGGCAGGAAAAAGGACCCACGCGTCATCTCGTATTGTCGCGTCTCGACAAACGAGCAGGGCGACGGATCCTCGATCCAGACCCAGCAGCGAATCAACCAGGGCCTGGCCTTGCAGCACAACCTTCCCGACCCGGAGCCGGTGTCGTGCATCGGCACGTCCGGATCCGTTCCGATCCTGGATCGCCCGGAAGGCAAGATCATCAAGGGCCTGGTCAGAGGGGACGTGATCCTGGCTGCCACCCTCGATCGTCTTTTCCGGTCATCCCTGGACGGCCAGCAGATGATCGAGGCCTGGAAAAAGAATGGGGTCCGCCTGATCGTCGGCGGATTCGGCGAGCTCACGTCCGACTCGAACCCGGTGGCCGGGCTGATGTTTTCAGTGATCGTCGGCTTCGCGAATTACGAGCGCGAGCTGATCCAGTCGCGGGTCCGGAAGGGCCAGCGGGCAAAAGCCGCCAGGGGCGGATACACGGGCGGCAAGCCGCCATACGGCTATTGGGTCGAGGGGGAAGGCAAGAAGGCCAAGCTGATCCCCTTTGACTGGCGGAGTGACGCGATCTACATGATGGTAAACTTGAGGAACGAGGGAGAGAACTGGGCCGACATCGCGAGGGCCGTATCCTTCGCCTACGCGCCCATCACCCGGTGGACCGTCAAGACCCTGGTGACTCATGCCGAAGACTCAGACAAAGCGCTCAAAGAAGCCCACAAGCGATACGAATCCATACTTCCAGTTCATTACGAGTTATAGGGATAACCCGGACCAATTCGTCCGGGACGTCCTGAAGGTCAAGCCCGACCCCTGGCAATCCGAGCTCCTCGGGTACATCGCCGGGGGTACCCGCAAAATCTCCGTCCGGTCGGGCCACGGGACCGGAAAATCAACGGCCGCGTCCTGGGCCATGCTCTGGTTCCTGACGACCCGGTATCCCTGCAAGATCGTCGTCACGGCCCCCACCTCATCACAACTCTTCGATGCCCTCTTCTCCGAACTCAAATCCTGGATGCGGGAGCTCCCGCCGTACATCTCTGAACTTTTCGAAACCACCTCCGATCGGGTGATCCTGAAGGCTGCCCCCAGCTCCGCATTCATCAGCGCCCGAACGGCCCGGGCAGAAACCCCCGAGGCCCTTGCCGGGATCCATTCCGAGCACACACTGATCGTGATCGATGAGGCCTCGGGAGTGGACGAGGCCGTCTACCAGGCGGCTTCCGGGTCCATGTCCGGGCACTCGGCCACCACGGTCCTGCTGGGGAACCCCACGCGGTCGTCCGGGTACTTCTATGACACCCACCACAGACTGAAAGGCGACTGGCAAACAATGCACATCAGCTCGACCGATTCGCCCCGGGTGTCCAAGGATTTCATCGAGGAAATGGCCCTGAAATACGGGGATGAGTCGAACGTGTTCAGGGTGCGCTGCCTGGGTGAATTCCCGCTGGTCGAGGACACCACCGTGATCCCTGCTGACCTCGTATCGAGCGCCCAGGCGAGGGACATCATCGCCGACCATGCCACGGTCCCGGTGTGGGGCCTGGACGTGGCACGATTCGGCTCAGACTCGTCGGTCCTGGCGATCCGCCACGGGAACGTGATCTCGGAGCTCGTGGCCTGGAAGGGCCTAAATTTAATGGAGCTCACAGGGCGAGTCGTTAACCGATTCAGCTCACTGATCCCAAGACACCAGCCCTCTGAAATCCTGGTCGATTCGATCGGGCTGGGGTCAGGGGTCGTCGATCGGATGGCGGAGCTCGGGCTGCCGGTCCGGGGGATCAACGTCGGGGAGGCCGCGTCGATGAGCGGGACCTACCTGAACCTGCGGGCCGAGCTCTGGTTCAAGCTCAAAGATTGGCTGGCGGCAAAGGATTCGCAGCTGCCAGCGGACAAGGAGCTCTTCTCGGAGCTCGTCTCGCCGCGCTACTCGTTCACGAGCAATGGGAAGATGAAGATCGAATCAAAAGACGACATGCGACGGCGGGGCCTGGGGAGCCCGGATCGGGCCGACGCGATCTGCCTGACGCTCGCATCCGAGGCGACGACCGTCACCTACGGATCGAGGAAATCAATCTCCTGGAAGGCGCCCCTGAAGCGGGATATCGCGGGGGTTAGCTAGGCTCAGATAAACGGATCCAGCGGGCTCAGGAAAACCTCTCGGGGGAAGGTCGTACAGCGGAGGCGGGTCTCGTTTTCTGGGTCGGAGCTCTCGATCTCCAGGCACAGTCTCAGGATCCGGTTCTCTTTGTCGTAAGCCCACTGGGCCTGGTCAAGAAGACCCAGGCAGAGTGCTGTAACTACAAAAAATTTTCTCATGGGTCTGGGGGTCCGGTGGGTGGGGGGTGCATTATCATTGGTCGCCCCCGCCATGCGCTCGAGGGGGGGTCAAAAGCCTGGTTCTGGGTGGTTTTTGGGTTGATGTGAAGCACTACAACAATTCTCGCCCTAATTCCTACTTTAAGAGTGTCTCGCAAGCCCTTGATCTTGCTTATGTTCTGCTCGAGGCCTGTCTTCGACGGATCTCGATCAGCAGCCTTGCCAGGCCGGCGAGCCAAGCTGCCGCCCGGCGCGTCGCAGCTCCCTCACGCCCCGCCCATCAGAACCCTCCTCTCGGCTCGGGCGGCCACTTCACCGGCCTCGCCATTGCCACCAGCTCGGCCCTAGCCTTCCCATCGATCTGAATCCCCGCTGCATGCGCCATCCGCAGTATCGACTTGACCACCAGCTTCACGTTATACCGAGCCCCGCTCCTGTAGAAGGACCGCTGCTTCTCATCATTCATCCGAGCCTGCGCCCTGACCGCCCGAGCGTAGGCCTCCACCATCTCTTTCGTCCACCCATCAGTCATCGTCGCCCTCCCCCGAAAGTTCTCCCTCGATCACCACCGGCTCACTGAGCGCCTTCATGGCCTCGAGGTGCATCTTGCTCAAGTCTGTCACCTCCAGGTGAACCTGCTTCGAATCCCCCCACCTCTGTCGATCCATTTTGCCTGCGGTCCACTTCTTTGCATCGATCACCACCCTCGCACAATTGGCATCCATCTCCCCCGATATCACCTGCCTCACGTCCTCATCGATGGACTCGACCTTCTCCAGGGCACGGGCCTTGAGGGCCTGGTCATATCGTGCCCGGATATCTGGATTACTCTCAACATACCAGTGCATCGCATTGTATCCAACGCCTTGCGCCTTCGAGTAGTCCTTCATGGTCAGGCCGATCGGCACCCGATCAAAGAACTGCTCCCAGAACGCAGGCGTCTCGAACTTGACCCGCCAGGCCTCGTGGCGCTGTCGTTTAATAATCCCCATTGTCTCTCTCGATCTCGTCCATCTCGTCCAGAAACACCTGGTAACTCGACAACGCCTTCCGCGCTGCGTCGATCATCTTCTTCACCTCGACACTGTCCGTCGTCACCCGATAGAACCTCGCATGATCCCGATTGCAGTGCCGCGCCAGCTCCCGGATCCTTTCGTATTTAGCATCCATCAGACCCCCTCACATCAGACCCCCTCACATCAGACCCCCATCACAGTCACGCCCACGGCCACCACCTCGCCATCGTCATCCGCACCCCGACCCACCCAACCACAACAACCGCCACCATCGCGATCGCCTTTATCACGCCAATCACCAGGTCCATGCTGATGCATAGCGCCGCGTATCGATCCGAGAACTTCACTCAGTGCATCTCAATCCTGGTGGTTATATTTCAGGTCCCCGACCAGGTCCATGAGCCTTCCCCAGTAAAACATTCCTTTCTTGAGGTCTCTGATCGGGTTTCCCTTGAGCCGATACCTCCACAGATACTTCATGCACTGCCCGCGCAAAAACCCCTCGTATTGATCATCCCTCATCGAGGCCCTGATCGCATCGATGCACTCGATCTCCCCGTTCGCCGTGTAGTGCAACGGATGCATTACCATGTCATCTCGCGGGCCGAGCATCGCCTCATTCTTCTCTTCCACTGCCTTCATTCTTTTTCCTCTTTCTGCTGTCCAAAGAAGACCAGTACCGTCTTGATCGCCTGGCCGCTCTTAACCATCGC